CGCGCACTGCTTCCGACGTGGTTGATGGCCATGAATGGTCTACGGCGTCACGACGTTATCGTTGTAGGACCGGAAGTACAGTTGCGTGAGATTGTCCGTGTTCGTCGTGGTCTGCCCGGTGTTGTTCTGGAAGAGCACCTTGAACAGTCCCTGTGGCCACAAGACCTGACTCAACGTGACCACTTGGGAGTCACCAGCCTGTGACACCACCGGAATGACGAGATCGGCCGCGCGGGCTGGAGTGATCGATCCCGACACGATACTTTCGTAGTTGCTGCCGTCGAGCGCCTTCACAAACCAGAGGCTGACGGTGGCATTGGCCGCCGCCGCCGTGGCCAGATCAATCAGCAACTCCAGATCGGCATAGGTATCCCCGGCCGTATTGTCCACCGCGTTGGCGCTCACCGCGAAGGCCGTCGTGGCGACATTCTTGAGTCCACCTGCCGCGAACAGGGCCGCTTTCACCGCCGTATACGCCGACCATTTCGCTGGATTGTCAGCCATCGCTCACCCCTTCTCAGGCAACCTTTTTCAGTCCGAATTCTGCCGCCTCGAATCCCGCCTCATCCCACGCGCCCGTTCTCACAGGATCGGTCTCATACACCTGCTTGTACCGGGCGTAGTCCGTCGTGATCCCCTGCGTCGTGCCGTCGTCGTTTGTCGCATCCTGGCGGATATGGGTGGCCAGCGTCGCCGCGCCCGCGTCCGTCTTCTTCGCATCTACCACGATCATTACGGCGTCAATCGAGGCGCCAGGATTCTTGAAATCCTCACAGCCGTAGCTTTCGCGTTCGCCTGCCGCGTCGAGCGTCACATAACTCGTGTCGTCGTCAGGTGACGGCTCATCAACCATTGGATAGTGCGGGTCGGCGGGACCGGAGGACGCGACACCATCCTGGTTTGCACCATCGGCAATCGGATAGTGCGAATCCACGCGCCGGTCGCCGACAAAGGTGGACGCCGACCAGAGGTCATCGACATACACCGCCACGCCGCCACCGGGCACGTTGCCGTTGCCGATGAGGATGTTCGTGATCGTGGCTGTGCCGGTTCGCGTGTCCTGATTTGTCAGGGTGAGTCTGGGGACCCCATTGACCCGGATCTCCAGCTCGCCAACAGTGTCAGAGACAAGGAGACGCGCTTGAATATGGAAGGGCAGCGCAGCAGAGATCACACCCGCTGCCGTGCGCCCCAAGAGGGTCCGGTAGCCGTCGTTATAGGGCAGGGGGTAGTTGAAGTCATTCTCGGGAATGCTTGGACGATAAACCCCGATGGATCCGTCGCTTTCCACAATCAGGTAGACCTGCCCGTTCGTCGCATCGCGGAACTCCAAGAAGGGCACCGGGAACGCCGCGATTTCCAGATAGGCGCCGATCACGACTTCGGCTGGCGAAGTTTTGAAGGCCCGGCATACATAGTTCGCCGCGGCGTTGCACCGCAGTCGGTTGCCGCCATTCCGACCCCCACTGACGATGGAGACGGCCGCCCCGACGATCCGCACGTGCTCCCGCAGCAGTTGCGCGGTCGGATAATCGTCGTAGCCGTCGAAGTCGTGGATCTGCATGGCTTAGTCCTCAGATCACAAGGGAAGACCGCGAGAAACCTCAATAAACTCAACCGGCAGGTTCAGCAGATCATGGGCTTGCCACGTCGCCGAGAGAGCCTGACTGAGGCCTTCGGCGCAGCGCATCAGGCATCCGCCATCGGTCAGAACCTCATCGTTAAGGACCACGACGAAGGGCTGAACAGGGCCACCTGCATCGTCGACGAGGTCCTTCAGTGCGTCGTAGTCGGCCGTGCCGCCGACCACCGTGCCGCGCACGCGCGTCTGCTTGACGTTCATGTCGTAGTAGGTCTTCACGCCGTAGGCTGTTTCGAGCGCCGGGATGTATCGCCGCTCGATCGTCTGCTCATCGTCGAAGCGCAGGCCGTTCGTCCAAGTCCGCCACTGCTTGACCAGACAGACTTCACCGAGCTGAATGGGCACGGAGGACGTCGCCGGAATGTAGAGCCGCCAGTACCGAAAGCCGCTGGTTGCATAGCCGGCCACGGCTGTCAGGTCGACCCAGGGCCGTTTGCTGTGCCCGTCCTTGTCGGCGGCCGCGACGGTGAGCGCCGCGTTGAGCGTCGGGCTGCCCCAGCTATTCGACGTGTGCCCCTGAAATCTGACAGCAAGGCCCGCACTCAGGTTGTGCGCCGGGATCACGATCCCATCCAGGCGCTGCGCAGCGCCAAAGTCGAACAGAATCGCCGTCGCAATCGCCGGGCTGTTCGTGAACTTCAGCGGCTTCGCCGGATTGCCATCATGCAGCGATGCCAGCCCGTAGTTCGGGTCAGTCGACACCGTCCCGAGCGGTGCGGTGATCGTGGCGTTCCCGGTCACGATGTCCGAGGGGAGACAGTAGCGATACCGCATCAGCAATCCAGGAGCGCCTTGAGGATCATGGGTTCACCTTCGCTTTGATCGTCCTGGTCAGCCGGGTCCCTTCGTGCTCGATGTTGTCGGTGATGATTTGACGGATATACGGCACGATCTCCTTCACGGTCACACGCTTGACGTCCGCCCCATCCAGCGCCCTGATGTCGAATTGCAGATTGAGGTTGACGACCCTCGATTCTCGCGCCGGTTCGCCACTCGGGGCCTGTCCATGATTCATCGCCGCCAGCGCCCACCGACCCAGCGCCGGCATCCCCGTATCCCGCGATAGAATCCCTTCCCCGACCTGCGCCAGGATGGGCACCTCGTCTGCGGCCCTCGCCGCCCGGCCGACCAGCAGTCCCGTGTGCGCCCGGGTGTAGGCTTCGCCGGCGGCCCAAATCGAGGCGCCGACATGCGCGGGCGAGATGAGCCCGCCGCGGTGCATCACGAGCCCGCCGTGGTGGTAGGCCTCGCCGTCGTCAGGGGACGGCTCCGGCCGTGGCGTGGCAGGAGCGCCAGGAACGGCCGGCGTGCCACGCGGCACCGCCTTCCCATAGGCTTCAGCCGCCCCGCGGGCGCGACTGAAGGCGTCATCGGCCGCCTTGCCCCAATCCTGAATCGCAACGACCATTGCCTCGATCGCCAGTTTCAAGTCCTTGAAGGCGGCGAGCATCTGCTCGTTGATCGATTTGTGGTTCTCGCCGACAAGGTCCCATTCCTCGCCCTGCCGCAGCATGGCCTCGGTCTCGTCGTCGACGACGATCTTGCCGTCTTTCCAGAGTTGCCAGAGGGTCTGCAGCGACGGCTGCATCAGGACCATGGCGACCTTGGCGTCCGTGCCGCCATCGACCATGGCCTTGTAGGCCTTCTTCGTGTCGGTCGCGAGCGCGTTGACCGCCTCTTGGCTGATGAGGCCGGCGGCGCTGAGGGCCTGCACGATCTTGGTCGCCGTGCTGAGAGGATCGAGCACACCCTTGAAGGTGGTCTGGACCTGGCGCATCCCGAGCAACTCGCCGATCGCCCCCTCCGCATCGATCCCGAGAATCTTCAACCCCTCGGCGTAGTCGTCGAGCACCGGCCCGATAGACTGCAGCGCGCCGTAGAAATCGCCGGTCGACTGGACCATCACGGCGAAGGCTGCGACCGTGTAGGCCGAGAGGGAACCAATCGACTCCTTCGCGTCTGCCGACGCCTGATTCACCTTGGCTTGCCACTCATCGACCTTCTGCTTCGCCGCTTCGAGTTTGAGGGGATCGGGGTCAGCATCCTTGGCGAGCTCGTCGTAGTCCTTCTTCGCCTGAGCCAGTCCGTCGCTCGCGTCACGAAGCGGTTTCACCCAGATCCCGATCAACTCGCCGATCAGCGAAACGGCCGACTGCGCAGCAGCCTGCCGAACCTTCAGCGCGTCGAGCGCGGCGGTGACCTTTTCGATGGACCGCTGTATCTCCTTAGTGTTCCCCGCGGACTTGCGAATATGCTCGGCCCAAGCATCCCACTCCCGACCCGTGAGTTGGAGGTTCGCGCGTAACGTGTCGAGGCCGCCCTGTTGCTTCACATAGGCCTCGACCAACCGATTGGTCTCATTCCGAGCGATGTTCGCCTTGTCGGTCCAATCGGATAACGCCTTGATGGCTTGGTACATCACACCCAGGATGGCCAGATAGCCGGCCGCTTGCTGCATTCCAGCGGCCATCTTTTGTGAGCTATTCTGAGCGGCGGCCATGGCCTTTTCGCCGGCCTTGATTGCGTCGATGGCCTGGAGCAAGAGGTTGATGGAGGTAACCCCCTTCGCGACGGCCGCCAGGACCGTCCCCATCGATCCGTCTGAGACCTGGGCGAGTTGCGTGAAGGCCTGTGCGACCCCGCCGACCGCATCGGCCAGCAGCCCGACATCTGCTGGCGCCTTCTTCCCGAAGGTCCAGTCAATGACGTCGCCCGTCACTTCGACGCCCGTCTTGAGTTGCGGCAGCGCGTCAAGGACGGTCCGCGCAAACTGCGGCTGGTTGAAGGCGAAGTTGATCTTCTTATTCGCGTCCTCGATCCCGGTCAATAGCCCCTCGATCTGGCGTTTGACCTTCGGAATATCCTTCGTGCCGAAGGTCCAGTCGATCGCATGCGCCCGCTCCCCGATCTCGTCAATACTGCCGGCAAGGTCTGCCCGACGCACCGCCTCGGCCGCCCGCTGGAACGCGAGCGGAAGTTCCACGCCCAGGGCCTGGGCGTTCCGCGTCGCCTTCAGGATCGCGTCCGCGTTCTCCTTGATCCATTCCCCGCGCATCGCTGTGCCGGCGGTGCCGAGCTTTTCGTAGGCCGACCAGACTGTGGTGAGATCCGCGATCTTGTCGCGCAGCTCCTGGACCGGTCCCGTGGCTTTCTTCTGCTCCTTGGCAAGGTCGACAATGACTGGCTTCTGCTTCGCCGTGGCGTCCGTGGTTTTGTTCGTCGCATCCGTGAGCCGGAACTGAGCCTTGGCGGCGTCCTCATACCACTGCGCGGAAGCTCGGAAATCTGCCGCCTGCGAGCCGATGCCGAGCGCCTTCGCGCCCGGGATCTTCGCGGCAAGGTCGGCCGCCGCCGCCGCCGTGCGGTAGAGCCAGGCCACGGCGGACATGCCCATCCCCACGAGATTAGAGAATCCCTGCTGCAAGGCGGGCACGACCGTTGAGCCGAGCGTGCCCATCCATCGCGCGACGCTCGTGAGCACGGGCACAAGCGGCGTGAGGACCTGGGCGATGAGCACGCTCCCGGAGAGCTTCAGGGTGTCGAGGGTATCCCCCAGCTCGTCCCCTGCGGCAACCATCTTCTCGTCGAGCACGAGGCCGAGCCGTTCCGCTTCCGCGGCCGTCTCGCTCAGGTTCCCCTTCATCATGGGGAGCACGTCGGCGCCGCTCTTCCCGAAAAGGCGCACAGCCAGCGCACTTTGTGCCAGGGGATCAGGAATCTTCGCGATCGCATCCGCGACCGTGAAGAACATCTGATCAGGCCCCTGCTTGCGGAGATCCTCTACCGAAAGGCCGAGGCTCTTGAGCCCCGCGAGCGCGGACTTGTCGCCCTCCACGAGGTTGCGGCCCAATTTCGAGGCGGCGGATGCCGCGGTCTCAACATCTCCGCCGTTCATCTTCGCGGCATACCCGAGCTTTTGTAGGGCCGTCGTCGACAGGCCCGTCTTGGCGGACAGGTCGGTGAGCTGACCGGTGAAGTCGGCGTACTGTTTGATCGCCCCGGCGATCGCCGCGACGCTGAAGGCCGCCACGATCGCCTTCCCGACGCCGCCGAGGCTTCGGCTGACGCCATCCATTGAGCCCGCGGCCGTTTTGCCGGCGTCGCCCATGTGGCCGCCGAAAGCCTTGGCCTCCCGGCCGGCCGCGCCGAAGGTCCCGCCGAGCCCCTTCGCCTTGGCCTCAGCTTTATTGAGGTCAGCGAAGAAGCTCGCGCTCTCCGTCTTCAGTTCAAGGACCGTGCGTCCGAGTCCGGGCTCGTTCATGTGGTCAATGCGCTTTCCTTCCGCTTGACGACACGGCGGTAGCCAATCCCGGCGCTCCCCATCGCCTGCGCCGTCAGGCGTTCGGGCGGCTGATCCCCGCGTGCGAGGCGGAGCCACTCGCGCACGAGATTGCCACTCGCCTCACGTTTGAGCGAGGCGGATCCGACTGCGACCCGCTCAGCCGCATGCAGGGATTCCTCCGCCTGCAGGCGCGGGAGCATCCGCAGATGCGCCCGCACGACCGCCCGCGGCGTCTCGTCCAGCCACATCATGGGGCTGCCTCCAAAGGCATAGAGGAGAGTGGGGATGAGGACTCCCCAGTCGTCTCCTCGCCGGACGTCGTTCTGTGCGCCTCCGCGGTTTTCGCGATCGCTCTGATTGCTTGGAGGCTCGCCGTCAACCAGAGCCGTGAAAAAGTCAGCCCCACGGCCGCCCGCTGCGACGTGGTTAGGCGCTCCAGGATCTCGTCCGGCGCCAGGAGGAGCTTGCGGCAGAAGGTGCGTAGAAGGCGGTCATAGTCGGCGTCGTCGTCGTCTGTCGCCTCCTCAAGCGCCTCGATCGCCTCGATCCGCTTCCCGAGCGCGAGCAGCCGATGATTCTCGAGCACCGACAATTCGTCCGGTGCGCGCAGCTCGTACTCGACCTCGTCAATCCGGACGATCGGCCGGATGACCAGCGTATCGAGGTCCAGGAGCGGGCGCTTGGCTGGCGGGGGTGAGGCCGGGGTCTTCGTCTCGACCATGGAATGCTCCTGCGTCGGGGCGCGGGTGGAAGATCAACTCAATGCCGAGCGCGCGAGACTCAGCTTCGAGCGCGGTGAGGGCCGAGGCGGCGCTGCGCAACTGCTCCCGGTGACGCCGGATGGCCGCCTTGTGGGCGGCGACTTCAGCCCGGAGCGCCGCCGCCCTCGCCGCGAGATTAGGTCTCGGCAACATCCGTCTGGACGATCAGCCGACCGAAGTACTCGTCTGCCGTGGCCGCCTCCGAATCGACCAGCGCGGTCCACTCGAGCGCCAGGCCGGCGGCCTCGCCGTTCCGAAAGACGGGCGCCGGTGTTCCGGTCTGCGCGGCCCGCGGGACCTCATACTGCGCGACGCCATCCGCCATCTCGGGCGACGGGCCGCGGACGAGCAGCGCCATCGTCGCGACGGCCGTGCCGCGCGACAAGCCGATTGACTTCGTGCCAGCCACACCCGGTGCCGCAGGCACTGTCGTGATCGCGTTCGAGTTGAGCGCGTGGGCGTATTGCTCGAGTGTGAGGTCGGCCAGCGTCAGCTTGATCTTCAGGTCCTCTTCCGTGCGGAACGCCTTCCGCGACCCGCAATCGCCGGCCGCCCGGAAGAAGTTCATCGTCTGCGAGTGCTCGACGGTGACGCCCTCAGAGAAATAATTGAGGTCGCCGGAGGTGCCAACCTTCGCCCATGGGGCAGAGGGCTCGGTATCGACCTCTGCAAAGGCGGTGCCCACTGGCGCGGCCCAAACCGTGAAGGGCGCGCCGAGGACTTCATACGGGACTGCGTTCTGCATGGTCTCTCTCCTGTGCGCGTCCTACGCGCTCTTGCTCATCGCGAAGCGGAACTCCGACTGGAGGTTCTTGACGAGTTGCTCCTCGCCGCGCGCCTGGCCGACGGCGACGTGTTTGGTGAAGACGCGGGCGATCGACGGGCCGTGCAGCTCATAGATCGGCAGCCGCCGCGTATTGCCAGGGAGGCGCGTGAACACGCCGCGGTGCCCACTCTGCATGCGCGCGAGAAAGGCATGCGGATACCGCCCCGCTCCGCCACGCAGCCGGGCCGTCACGCCGCGCCCCTTCCCACGCGAGGGTTCTGGTCCTGTCGCCCCGTAGTCGATGAGCGGGATCGGCTTCGCGCTGGCGTGGAGTTCTGCGACCAGTTGGTCGGCTCGCGCCTCACGCACCCAGATCCGCTCGCGCACGTCCCCGCTCTTCAGCCCGGTATCGACGGCCACCTCCCGGACCATGGCCGTCTTCGCGCTGGCGATCGAGCGATTGAGCGCCCGCACGATGGCCTGCGGGGCAAACGCCTGCATGCGCTCGAAGGCGCGTAGGGTCTCCGCGACGTTGACCTGAATGCTGACGTTCATGGCCTTACGGCGTTCCCCAACACTCCGCGTAATCAATCAGGTACGTGATCCCGATCCCGACGGTCGTGCTCCCTGGCTCACGCGCCAGCGTGCGCGTCGAACCGCGCGTGAGCGGCGACTTGAGTGCCCGTCCCATCCGTCGATCTTTAACTTCCATCGCCTGCTTGATGTCCCCCAGGATCGCCTCGATGCTGCCCCACGGGTCGTCGAGGTTGGCCTGCGCCAGCGCCGCAATGGTGAGTGGCAGACGGATAAGAATCTGCTCGCCCTGGTATCGCGGCTCGTCGTCCCCGATCACGATCGCAATCGCGGTCGTCGGATCGTCAGGTCCGAGCGAGGGAGCCTCGCCCATGAACACGGTCGCGCCGGCGTCGGTCGCGTACCCGGAGCCGAGGCGGATTGCCTGGAGCCGGGTCTTCACGATCTCAAGGATCTCTGACCGGTTCGACATCACTCGTTCTCACGAACCCAGTTCAGGATCGGGCAAAAGGAAGACGCGATGATGATCGCTGTCCGTCTGCTCAATCCCATCGATGCGCCAGCGTTGTACGGTTCCGCCCAACATCTCCGGTGCCTCAATGATGGTGCCCCTGGGGACCGTCGGCACCTCGGTGCGTGTGAGCGCCATCACCCGTTGCGACTCCTTGCGCTGGAACTCCATGGCCGGCGGCATGTCCAGCGTCAAGGGTGAGACCCAGACCCCCGTCGTCAGGATAGGGATCTCGTCGGGGGCCGGCCGCGTCACCGTCGCCGGCACCCCGAACGCCTCAAAGATCGGGTCCAACGGGACCCGAAAGTCGCTGGCCGCCATGTCGCGTCCCGTCAACCGCTCGCGCTACGTCGCGAGCGTCAGCTTGATGACCGCCGCAGGCATCAAACAGATCGGCAGCGGGTTCGACTGCGAGTGCAGCTTGACCCAGCGCTGGAACTCCGGGTCGCGCGCCTGCTTCACATACACCGGCAGTCCGCGCGTGTTGACCGTTTCCTCGAAATCGGCGGGCGCGAAGTAGGTCTGGAACAGCGACCCCGTTCCCGTCACCGCATCTTCGGGGAAGCAGTACGCTTCGCCATCGGGGATGAACTCGACGGCGCCGACGTGCCCGCGGTACTCCTCGAATGTGATGCCCCCGAAGGTGAACCCGCGACGGAGGTCGTTTCGCAGCACCTCGCCCTGCTGGTACTTGAACGACTCCTGCACCTTGTCATGGCCGATCAGCGCGTCGAACCACGAGCCTGAGCAGAACGCCCGGGCGTTTCTGTAGGTGGCGGCGCCCAGCACGTCCTCGATCTGCCGCAACACGGCCGTGCAGAGGCCACGGACGTTGAGGGTGCTGTCGCTGAAATCGAACTCCTGCGTCTGCTGGAGGACCCCGAACTCGGTGAACAGGTCGTAGATGACGGTCATGCCATCGGCATCGAGGATTTGACCCTTCAAGGCCCCGATGCGCAGATACTCGAGCGTCACCTCATGCATCGCCCGCAGCATGACCAGGCGATCGTTCACGACCTGCTGGACACTCTCAAGCTCGCTCTCCGTGCCGAACGCGCGGACGCCCTGCACCTGGTCGGCGATGATCGTCGACTCCCTGGCGAGATGGGGGACGTTCAATGCGCGCATCGTGCGGCGCTCACGGCCGATGGTGCTGGCTGGACCTCCGCGCGGGCTCGTCTCGATCAGTGAGAGCTGGCCGTTCTTCTCTTCGATCTGCACCGTCGTGGTCGTGATGCCGGACTCGAAGAACAGCCCCAGTTGCCCGAGTCGGCCGGGCTTGAACGGGGCGTTGAGGATCGCTGCCGTGAGCGACCGCAAGCTGAAGGCGTCGTTGTTGAACACGTCCATCGTTGGCATGATGCTTCTCTCCTCTACGAACAGAACCCGTGACAGGCCGCCGCCATCTGCCGCGGCCACAGGTGTCGGCGCCCTAGTCGCGCGCCTTGATGGCCACCGTCAGCAGATCCGCGAGCCCGGCCGTCTCGTCGACGCCGACGCCCCACTCGAGGTCCGCACTGCGCACCTCGGCGCCGAAATTGATGATCACGCCGGCCTGCTCGGCCATCGCGTCATCGTCGTTTCCGAGCGACCCGTAAAGGACGCCCGCCGCCATTTCCCTGCCATCCGACGCCGTGTCGTCATACGGCGCGTAGTGGCCTGACCCCGAGATCGCGCCGAGCACGGTGCCGGCCTCGAGCGTGGTGAGGGCGGGAACCTCCACGGTCACGGTGTCACGGCTGAGCGTGCCCGGCAGCTCGCTCAGAATGAACTCGCCGGTGTGCCGGCCTTCAGTCAGAGAACTCATGGTGCTACTCCTTCGTGAGGTGGTTGCGCGCGGCGTACACCGCGTCGACGTTGATGCGGGCCTTGGACTTGCCTCCCTGGTCAGGAGGCAGACTGCCGTCGATCTCGATGCGATCGAACTTCGCGGTCAGTGTGGTGAGATGGGCGCGGACCTCATCGAACGTCATCGCGCCCTTGATGTAGCCGTCGGCGAGCTCCGGGAATTTCGCCTTCCCGCAGACGGCGCGGATCTGCGTCGCCCTGGCGGACGCCTCCCCACGCGTGCTCCGCTCCTCCGTCACTCGGGCTTGCACTTGCTCGAGCGTCGCGCTGGCGGTAATGAGCCCTTCTGCCAGGTCAAGGCATCCACCCTCACGGCAGAGGCGCAGGACCTCCACGGCCGCCACAGGCTGCGGCGGATCGGCGGGCGGCGCGGGTTTCACGAGCAGCGCGTCGACGCGCGCGCGGTACTGCTCGGGGATAGTACCCAGCCGCGCCAACACCTCAGGCCGGAAACACGCGGTGACTTCTTTGCCATGCGCGATCGTCGTCGCGAGCCCGTTGGCGACTGCGTCGGTGGCGTTGAACCATGTCTCGGCCGCCATCATGGCCGACAGTTCCTCGGTGGTCTTGATCGAGACCCACCGATAGGTCGCAATGATCGAGTCGCGAATCGCATCGAGAATGTCGGCCATCTTGCGCATGACGGATGCGTTGCCGATCTCGATGCCCTCGGGTTCATGAATCATCATCATCGCGTTGTCCGCGATGGTGACCGGCTGGCCGGCGCTGCTCACGATTGTGGCGGCGCTGGCGGCCAACCCGTCGATACTGGTTTCGACTGCCCGGCCGCGCTCGTCTCGCTCAGCGCGGAGTGCATTCGCGATCGCGCTGGCCTCAAAGACACTCCCCCCAGGTGAATTGATGTGAACCTTGATCACCTTGATCGACGCCGGCAGGGCCTTCAGGGCGGCGATGAACGTCGCGGCCGAGACCGCGTCGTCATTCCAGAAGGACTTGCCGATTTCGTCGTAGATGTAGATGTCGGCGACATCTTGCTCGGTCTTGTTTTCGATGCGGTACCACTGTCGTGGTTTCATGCGGCCACCTTTCTGCGTCGATTATTCGCTTGCTCTTCGGCGGGCGGAGGCGACTCAGGCGGATCCGGCTCCTGTCCTGCCGCAGGGGCGCTCGACGCGTTCGCGGGCGTCCGTCCGTCCGAGTCATATTTCAAGCCAAGGCCATCGGCGCGCGCATTGTCCATGGCCTGCTCTTCATCGATCGCCTCGGCGTCGTCGCCGTATTCGCTCACCGTGGCGCTGCGCGACGTCAGGCCTGCCCGGATCGCGGCCTTCTGCGCGTCGATGTCCTGCACCGGCTGGATGTACGGCACGCGCGGCGGCGTCCATTTGACGGCGGCCCAGGGCTCTGGGTTGACGAGATAGTCGAAGGGAATGGGCAGCGCACCCGAGAGGAAGACCCGATCGAGCCAGGCGCGCCACACGGGTCGGCAAAGGAACTGGGCCACAATGCTGTGTTGCCAGACCGCAATTCGCCCACGGAATTCGTTGAGCAGTACTCGCACGGTCCGGTCGTTCACGCCGCGCATGTCGCCCGTGAGCAGTTCGTAGGGCACGCCCGTCGCCGCCGCCACGCCATACAATTGCTGGCGCATGAAATCCGGATAGCCACGTGGTTCGGGCGGGTCGGAGAAGGTCACCTCTTCGCCGGGCGACAGTTCCTGGAAGATCCCAGGCTCCAGGCTCACGAGCGGTTTGTCGTTGAGCGTGGTGACTGCCTCACCGGTCAGGGGATGCAGCGTTTCCGCGTCACCGACGGGCGACGGCCGCGTGACGAACCCGACGAACATGTTGGCGAGCTGCTGACGGAGCAACGTCGCATCGTCGAACTTGTCGAGCTCGTAGAGGTCGATGAGGGCTTGGGTCAGGTGCGGTAGCCCACGTAGTTGCCCGGGCCGCAGCGGATCAAACAGATGTACGACGCTCTCCGCCGGCACGCGGCGAAGCTGCGAGGCATCGAAATCGTCCAGCTCAGGTCGGGACGGATGAAAGTAGTACGCGACCCGGCGGCCAAGAGGATTGAACTCAATCCCCGCCCGGATGCGCACGCCGCCACCATAGGCCAGTGTGTGGGCATGAGGGCAGAGCTCCGGTTCGAGCACTTGAACCTGGAGCGGAACGACGAGCCCATCCTCGGGCAGCCGCGGACGCAGGCGCGCAAAGACCTCGCCCGCTTCGAACCACGCGCGCACGGCCTGTCTCTGTTGCCCATACCAGTCGAGTAGGCCATCCGCATCACTCTTGTCAGTCCACCTCAGCCACAAGGCCTGGATCTGATTGCGGAACTGCGGATCGGCCGCTTGCGAGAGGGGTTTGATACCGGTCCCGACGATATTCTCGACGAGCTTGTCGATCGCGCCCTTCGCGTACCCGTCGTTACGGACGGCCGCGCGGGAGCGATCGCGCGGCGTGGTCAGGTTGGCGAGGATGGCTTGATTGG